CTGAGTGGGAGACGTGGCGGTACGTGGGGGTCCAGAAAGTCCCTCCGGATTACGGCATCCCTGACCTGGAGCTGAGAAACTGCCCGAACTGTGGCTCGACGCAGGCTCTGGCCGTCCCGAACGACTTCGTTTGAGTGCAAGAACCATCCACCCTGTGGTACACTGTAACCATGGCACGAACGGTCATCGACATCCTCGAAGAGCTCGAGAGCACCTCCGGGAAGCTCGCCAAGATCGACATCATGGAGGCGGCTCGTAAGAACGAGCTGCTGAAGCGGGTCTTCGTCGCGGCGCAGGACCCGTACACGGTCTACTACGTCAACAAGTTCAAGATGCCGAAGCCCGTCAAGGACTCGGACTCGGAGGACGTGACGGTGTCGACCTTCCTCGACATCATCGCTGAGCGCCTCGCCACTCGCCAGGTCACCGGCAACGCCGCGAAGGACCTGGTCAACCACATGTTCGGCAAGATGACCGAACGTGAACAGAAGTGGTGCCAGCGCATCCTCCTGAAGAACATGCGCTGCGGCGTCCAGGAGAGCGTCAACAAGGTGTGGCCGGGGCTCATCAAGAGCTTCGAGGTCGCCCTGGCCAAGACGCTGAACAGCGAGTTCACCCGGGGCGAGGGCATCAAGATCCTCGACAAGGTCAACTACCCGGTCCGTGTCGAGCCGAAGCTCGACGGGCTGCGGTGCATCGCCGTCAAGAAGAACGGCGAGGTGACCTTCTACACTCGCAACGGGACGGTGCTCGAGTCGATGCCGAAGATCAAGGCGGCGCTCGAGGCGGGGGACTACGACAACGTCGTCCTCGACGGCGAAGGCATGGCGGCCGACTGGAACGAGAGCGCCAGCGTCATGATGTCCAAGACGCAGAAGGACGACTCGAACCTGTTCTACAACGTCTTCGACGCGATGCCGCTCAAGGACTGGGTCGCCCAGGAGAGCTCGATGCCCTACTCCGACCGCGTCGACCTCGTCGCCAAGGTCGTCAGGGCGTGCAAGAGCGACCGCGTCCGGCAGGTGCCCCACATCAACGCCAAGAATGAGGACGAGCTCAAGGCGTACTTCGCCAAGTGCATGAACGAGGGCTACGAGGGCGTCATGCTGAAGACGCTTCACACGCCCTACGAGTGGGACCGCTCCAAGAACATCCTGAAGCTGAAGCCCTGTGTCACCTACGAGGGCGTCATCGTCGGCTCGTACGAGGGCCGCAAGAATACCAAGCGCGAGGGGCAGTTCGGCGGCTTCTACGTCCTGCTCCCGAACCAGGTCATCACCCGCGTCGGTGGGGGTTTCAACGATGCCCTCCGCGGCCAGATCCAGACCGAGGGTCCCGAGACGTGGAACGGTCGCATCGCCGAGTGCGAAGCGCAGCCGGACCCCTTGACGAAGGACGGCCTGACGGTCGACGGCAAGATGCGGTTCCCGGTCTACACCCGGATCCGCAACGCCAACGACGTCGCCAAGGAGGTCACCGCCACGTGGAAGTGGTGGAAGGGCCTCAGCGCCGACGAGCAGGCGACCCGCATCGCCGCGGTCACCCGAGACAAGAGCGAGGACTGAAATGAAGGACTGCTTCGGACGCGAGATCAAGCCGGGCGACGTCGTCGCCTACTCTTCGAATTGCAACGGCGCCTGCCTGGGCATCGCGCGGGTCATCGGCCCGTGCAAGGGAGCCTCGCAGAGGATCCGCGTCCAGGTCTTCCAGTCGAACAGCTACCGTTTCCGCCAAGGCAAGAAGAACTGGCGGACAGGCGAGCAGATCGTCGCGCCGCGTACGCCCTACACGACGACGATCGGCAAACCTAACCGGGTCGTCATCATCGACAACACCGTGGCCGAGCGAGCGCCGTGACCCCCGAAGAGAGCCTCGCCAAGTGGAAGTGCTGCGCCTCGTTGGAGGAGCACAAGGAGCACCTCGCCCACCTGGAGAAGACGACCAAGGAGGCGTACGAGGCGCGCAAGAAGAACCTCGCTGGGCTGCCTGACCTGATCAGAGCGTTGGGAGGAGATCCCGATGCACCTCCCAAGACCCCGGAGCAGCACGCCATTGCCATGGCTGGTTTCCGCGTCGCGCCCGACCAGTTCGGTCGTCCCACGCTGTGGTGCAAGGAGTGCGGACGTGACAGCGGTTTCCACTGGGACAACTGTTCCAAACACAGGGGGACGTGATGGCCGTACCGCAAGTGACCTTCCCGCTCGAGCAGAAGGACGTCAAAGCAGTCTATGAGATGCTGACCAAGCACCTCAAGGGATTGCAGGCTGACACCCACATCGTCCAGGAGCTGCTCCGGACGGTCCGTACGTTCTGCTCTCATCCGAACAAGAACAAGTACAGCTGCCCGGACTGCGGGCAGAGCTGGGACTACGACTGAAGGAACACACCATGATGTTCAAGATCTACGGCCACAGCGACGACATCGTCGAGATCGAACATCTCGACGATGCTGGCGAACGGGTCAAGGAAGACAACCGGGGCGACGAGGTCAACTGCTGGAACGGCGGCGTCAACATCGTCATCGGCAACGCGGAGGCCAAGGAGGGCAAGAACGCCGAGGGCATCCGGATCGCGATGCGTTACGTCAAGGGCGGATGCTGGGAAGCCCGGCTCGCTCCCATCGACGAGGACGTCCCGTGCCCCTTCGTCACCACGGTCCTCATCGAGCGGTACACTGCCGTCGTCATGGTGGTCTGCCCCGAGAACACGCCGATTTCCTGGAAGCGCGTCCGCAGCACGAGCCGGTGAACTGAACCTTCTGCACGTGTAAGGATAGGACCTACCAGCAACAGGGGTCCTACACATGCAGAGGCAGTTTGCGGCGTCGGTGTTCTCGTTCGCCGTGGTTCTCGTCTCGTGTTCCAGCGTCAAACCAATCGACAACGCGCCCGCAACGGAGGTGGGCGTACCAGCATTCGGCATCCCGTCAGAGGTCACGACCTGGTCTCGCTGTCCAGCTGGCATGGTCGAGATCGACGGGGAGTACTGTCCCAACGCCCAGGAGACCTGCCTCCACTGGGTCGATGCCAAGGGCGTGGAGTCGCCCGAGGCGAAGCCCAGCGCCAAGTTCCCGACGGGACGGTGCGGCGAGTGGGCGTACCCGACGCGGTGCCTGGGACCTAAGGTCCACAAGCACTACTGCATCGACACCTACGAGTACCCCAACGTCGAGGGCCAGCGTCCCCAGTCGTGGATGACGTGGTACGACGTCAAGGCCGCGTGTGAGTCGCAGGGCAAGCGCCTGTGCACCAAGCCGGAGTGGGAGTTCGCTTGTGAGGGGCCCAACATGCAGCCGTACCCGTACAAGGGACACGGCGAGCACCCGGGCTACACCCGTGACAAGACAGCGTGCAACTTCGACAACGAGGTGCCGATGGACCCTCTGCGTCCGGGTCACAAGGTCGACGTCTTCGACTCCAAGCACCCGCACGATCGGGTCAGCAACATCCTGGACGACATGCTGAAGCCCTCTGGCTCGATGCCCGAGTGTGTAAGCCCGTGGGGAGTCCATGATATGGTTGGCAACATCGACGAGTTCGTTGAGGGCCCGGTCAAGCACCACTGGGTGCCCCCGAGCCAGAACAACGGCAAGGTCGATCGTGGTCCTTTCATCAGCGGGTTGATGAGCGGCCACGTCTTCGGAGTTCGCAACCAGTGCCGCGCGATCACCGACGGTCACAACGAGGCGTTCGGGTGGTACGAAACCGGTGGGCGCTGCTGCAGCGACCCCCACGAGGACAAGTGACATGACCACGTTCTTTGCGTTCCTGTTCAACATCGCGTTCGGCATCGTCCGCAACCTGGTCGCCGGCTGGTGCCTGGCCTGCTACTGGAGCTGGTTCATCGTGACGGCGTTCAACGCGCCGCAGCTGGACTACCTCCACGCGGTGGGCGTGACGATGACGGTGGGCTTCGCAGCCATGGCGGCGGGCATCGCGACCAAGGCCGACACGACCGAGGCCCGAAGCGTCAACGAAGCGTTCGCCAAGGCGATCGGCAGCCACCTCGGGCACATCATCATCTTCCCGATCGTCACCGGCATCGCCTACGTCTGGCACCTCTTCATCGGGTGAGCGATGCGATTCATCACCAGCAAAACCAGCCTCGCCTTGGTCCTCGGTCCGATTCGCAACAAATCGCTCGAGCTCGAGGCGGGTGTGGGACCCGACGGAGGAGTGAGCGTAGGAGCCAAGTTCGACAGCCGGGGTGATCACGCGGGAGTTCGGTGTTGGCTGGACGTCTGGCGAGTCTACTTCGGAGCAACGCTGCACGACACCCGGCACTGGAACTACGAGAAGAACCGTTTCTACGAGCCCGGCGAGGAGCAGCAGTTCACGGGCTACCCGCACGAATAGGTACAAGACATGATGTGGAGGGATGCGATGCTCTAGGTTGAAAGGACCTAGAGCAACATGATCGCAACACTACCTGCAGTCCAGGGTGGCTGCAGCCATCTCCACCGCTACGTCCGCCTTGGCGCCAAGACGCTTCGCTACGAAAAGCGAAACGCGAACCGGCGCCATCGCCGTTACCTGAACCGCGTCACCCGCCGGATGCAGCACGATCCCGAATTGTGGTACGGCGAGTGCTTCAACGCACCTTCGCTGTCGACTTGGGACCTGTGGTGATGATTGCACTCCCCCACACGGGAGTGTAGGATGGCCGCATGTCGGACAACGTCAAGACGGTCAAGATGGCGCTCATTGATCCCGGTCAGACGAACAACGAAGGCGAGTTCACCTTCTCGTTGCAACCGAGATTCAACCCAGCAAGGATGGTCGTCTTCGACCTCCAACCGACAGACGCCGAGCAACTGCACACCGCCCTGACGAAGTACCTCAAGGCGGCACGCAAAACCAAGGAGTGAGGCGGGGAGCGTCCCAACCGGGGCACCCCGGAACGGGATGTACTTCAGCCGATCACTGACCAAGTCGCAGCTCCGCCGGGCAAAGCCCGAGGCGCTGGTCCGTTTTGCGCGCTGGCTGAAGCTGCGAAACATCGACGAGATGAGCCATCGCCAGCTTGCTAGCTTGGTACACTGGCTGATCACGCGCAGAGACAAGAGGGAGAGGGGTTTCATCCCCTGAACGATCATGGGTTACCTGCACATTCAGAACCTGTACAAGGATCAAACCATTCTTCTTTTCCGTGAGTGCTACGCTCTCGAGAAGATCCACGGGACGTCTGCGCACATCTCGTTCAAAGAGGGCAAGCTGCACTTCTTCTCCGGCGGTGAGAAGCACGATAACTTCGTCAAGCTGTTCGACCAGGAAGCCCTGGCGAAGGGCATGGTCGAGCTCGGAGCGACGGAGGTCGTTGTCTTCGGCGAGGCTTACGGCGGCAAGCAGCAGGGCCAGTCCTGGCGCTACGGCAAGGAGCTGAAGTTCGTCGCGTTCGACGTCAAGATCGGCGACTGTTGGCTCGACGTACCGAACGCCGAGCAGGTGGCCCGCCGGTTGGGGCTCGACTTCGTCTACTGGAAGAAGGTCTCCACCGACGTCGCTGCCCTGGACGCGGAACGCGATGCTCCGTCCGAACAGGCACGGAGGAACGGCGTCGAGGGCGACCAGCCCCGTGAGGGCGTCGTCCTCCGGCCGCTGGTCGAGTTCCGGATGAACAACAGCGACCGCGTCATCTCCAAGCACAAGCGCGCTGAGGAGCGAGAGACGGCGACGGCACGGAAGGTCGATGACCCGGCGAAGCTGGAAGTCCTCCAGGGTGCCGAGGCCATTGCGCTCGAGTGGGTCACTGAGACCCGCCTCGAACACGTGCTCGACAAGCTGCCCCAGGGCATCGGCATGGAGGCGACGGGTCAGGTCATCGCCGCGATGATCGAAGACGTCACCCGTGAAGCCGCGGGTGAGATCGTCGACACCAAGGAGGCACGCAAGGCGATCGGTGCTCGGGCAGCAAAGCTGTTCAAGCAGCGGTTCACCAAAGCGTTGCAGAGCGCATGATCAAGGAGAAGCATCTGGTTCCAGGCCGGGTGCTTCTCCGCGCATTTGACCACCCGACGAAGAAGGATGCGTACGGCGATCCACTTCCCGAGTGGATCCCGTGCATGGTCATCGCTGTCATTAAGGACACCGCACGCCGACACTCCAAGAAGACTGCGCCCGCTGAGGGTTGGGAAGTGTTGGTCATCTGGTACGGTGAACACGCTTGGAAACCGTTTGAACAGGTTCGCATCTGGCCACACCAGACTTGCTGGAAGTTGGCACCCTGGTGAAAACGAGGGCCCACAGGTTGTAGGTTGGTGCCATGGACCTGTTGATGTTGCTCGCGCTCCTGGGCGGAGTCTTCGTGCTCCTGGCGTTTTGGCACTTCCCGGCTGACTGGCTCTTCCAGTCGCAGAAGGAAGCACTGGCGAAAGCCAAGGACCACCTGGTCCGAGCCCGGCACTGTACTGTCTACACGTTGCTGTTCGTGCCGTTGCTCCTCCTGCTCCGGGTCCGCATCCACGGCGACATCTTCGGCAATGGCGATGACATCGAGCTCGTCCTCGGCTGGCAGTTCTGGACGTGCTTGGCCATCCTGTGGGTCAGCCACTTCATCATCGACACCTACTGGCCCGTGATGATGTGGGCCAAGTACCTGCGCCGCGCGCCCGAGTTCAAACGTGTCAAGGCTTTCGGTCGACGTGCCGATGGAACGGTCGTGATTCCAGCAAACCAGAGCATCCAATTCGTGGCGGGCGCGCCGGTCACTCCTCGTAAGGGCTGGTCTGACTACGAGATCGACGAGATCACGTATGCCAATGACGTCGAAGCGTTCAAAGCTTTCTTCGGGACCCACACCGGCGCGATCCTCTGCATCACCATGGACCAGCTCTTCCACCTCTGGTGCCTGTGGCCAGTCGCGTGGCTCATCGCGAACTGAGTAGTATCAGGGCATGGCCGACAACACCCAGCAACCCCCGCCGTTCACGGGTTTCAACGATCTGTTCTCAAAGCTGACGCCCTTCCTCGACCAGATCAAGAACGCAAAGCCCGGTCCCCCGGTCACCACGCAACCCTCACCACAAGCAGCGAAGCTGGGCATCGGTCCCACGACAACGACGCCCGATCTGAAGTCAGCACGGGCCACGGCGTACGGCCAGGCAGGCAACGGCGTCATCAAGTACGGTGACAAGCCCGATCCGACAACGGGTCAACCCGTGGTTCTGTCCCAGACCGACGGTGCCAAGCAGGTCATCCAGAAGTACGTCCAGACGTTGGATGACACGACGATCGGCTACCTGTCGGGCATCGGCTTCTCCAACGGTGCGCCTCCCGCTGCTCCACCCACGCTGACGTCTGACCAGAACGACGTGGTCAACGACATCTACTCGACGTGGGACAAGTCAGCAGGCAAGTACATGAACGGCGACGTTTCCGGGGGCGACTCCGCCAAAGACGCACTGTACGCTCGTCTCCAGGCGTATGACACCGCTGTCCAGACCCAGGGGCAGACTCCCGTGCCCGCTCCCTCCTGAGACAATCCGGTCTAGAGCCAAGGGGTAACCCCATCCTGACCGCACGGGCCATCCTGAGGGCGGCTCGTGGGCCGTCGAGGGGGCTCAAAAACGTCCCCGATGGGCCCTCGAGGGTCCCGTGCCCCGGAGCTGTTGTACAACCCACTTCGGTGCAAGCCGGGGAAGGCTGTGGTACACTGTAACCATGGCAATCCTGTTCATCGCCTGTGTCATCCTGGGCCTGGTCTTCACGCGGAGCTTCCGCCTGCTGACGGCGCTCCTCATCGTGTTCGTCTTCGGCGGCTTCATCATGGGATGGTGCATGGCGATGCACTCCCACCCGTTCGTCGCCCTGGGCGGCGCGCTCGGGGTCGGGTACCTGGGCATCCGGGTCATCAAGCACATCTACACCTGAGGGTCACATGGGCGAGGTCATCAGCATCCACGCGAAGAGCAGCGCCGTCGTCACCCGACCCGAGAGGGCCAAACCGCCCGAGGACATCAAGCTGTCGCTCGCCAACTGGCGTCTAGCGGGCTGCTGGCAGCCCATCCCGGCCGACTACCTCGAGTGGCACTTCAACCTGGCCGGCGAGGAGTTGGACAGGATCGCTGACAAGTACCGGCTCGAGATCTTGAACGACCCCCGGTTCGTCAGCAGCGATCACGCGCGAGCCTTCATCGTCAACGTGCTGACCTTCCGCCAGCACACCCTCAACCTCCAGTGGGACGACACCCGGCAGGCGTTCATGAAGCGAGTCCCGCTCGACGGACACATCATCTACGAACCGCTGCGAGAGTGCGACCTGGCCTGATGTGAACGTGCCAGCCTACCTAAGGTAGGATTGGGCACATGAGAACCCACCAGCGGGTCAGTCGTCACATCAGTGGTCCGCGCGGCGGTCATGTCTTCATCCCGCAGTGGCGCATGCGCCAGATCCGCTGGGAAGAGGCGGTGGTCAATGCCCGAGCCAACCGCGAGGGGCGCGACAAGGCCAACGTCCAGCACATGGACTGCCACTGCGGCAGCATCGGCTGTCTGCGCACTCCCATCGATGTTGGGAAGCGTGACTACTACCGGATGACGGCGTGATGCCCGCCCTGGTCGTCTTCCCGCTGGCACTCCTTGGTCCAGTGGGTTGGTACATCGCTCTCGCGTTTTGCGCGCGGTCCGCTCACTACGAGCGGTGAACCCTTCAACGGTCGGGAGGTAGGATACGTCTATGCTGTGGACGCCGCAGACAAGCCTGTGGATGGCAGAGGCCCAACCCAAGGAAGAGGAGAAGGGCCCGCGTGTGATGGGCGAACAGAACACGGGGAAGCGACGCCACGGGCTTCGTACCTGTGACAGCGACTTCAACCTCGGCCGCCACCTGATCCCCTACCTCCAGGACGTACCGTTCTACGCCGAGATCTCGCGCTACGTCAAGAAGCGCTACACGCACGACATCCCGACAGCGGCAGTCAGCTACGATCCGACCGACGACCAGGTCGTCATGTGGGTCAACCCCGAGTTCATGGGCGGGGGCACCTACTACAGCGAAGCTCGTGGCAAGGAGGTCACCTGTGAGCCGCTGACCAACTGGGAGATTCGTGGAGTCCTCAACCACGAGTTCGACCACCTGTGGAGCGGTCACCTCAACGCTCGACGGAGGACACCCGCCGACGATTGGAACGTTGGCACCGACCTGGCCATCAACTCCCTCATCGTCAAGCACGCAGTCCAGCCCCGTGACCTGGAGCCCGGACAGGTTGCCCGGCCGCTCCCCAAGATGGGGCTGATCCCCGGCGTCAAGCCCTGGATCGACCCCGAGCGTTTCGCCGAGCTCGATGACAGGTCGAAAGCAGCGACGTTGCGTCGCTGCGAGCTCATCGCCTCCTTCCCTCCCTTGAAGGCCAGCGAGTGGTACTTCGACCGCCTCATGGAGGACCGGAAGAAGAACGGGGAAGACGACGGAGGCGTCGAGTACGCCATCGGTCCGATGGACGACCACGACGGGTGGGACGACATCCCCGAAGAGCTCCGCGAGTACGTCGAAGGCAAGGTCAAGGGCATCGTCGAGAAAGCTGTCCGTCACGCCGACTCGCAGTCGGAGGGCTGGGGCAACATCCCCGAAGAGATCCGGGCCGAGATCCGGAAGTACATCAGCACCGTCGTCAACTGGCGCGCGGTGCTCCGCCAGTTCATCGGCAGCATCATCCGCGGCGCGCGGACGACATCGATCAAGCGCATCAACCGACGCTACCCGTACATCCACCCGGGCGTCAAGCGGGGCTACACCGCCAAGCTGTTCATCGCCATCGACGAGTCGGGGTCAGTCAGCGACGAGATGGTCGCCATGTTCTTCAACGAGCTGGACCAGCTGACGCGCAAGGTGGACATCACCCTGTGCCACTTCGACTGCCACGCTGGACCGAAAGACCTGTACGAGTGGCGGAAGGGCATGCGGCCCAAGCTGCACCGGACCAAGATGGGTGGCACCGACTTCTCGGCGCCCACTCGCATCGTCAACGACCCGAAGAACCGTGGCAGGTGGGACGGCATGCTGATCATGACTGACGGCCAGGCGCCGAAGCCCATCCCCAGCCGCGTCAAGCGCGGGTGGGTCCTCGGACAGGGCTGCAAGCTGTTGTTCGAGAACGAGTGTGACGAGATGCAGATCTTCCTGACGAAAGAACAGACGATCAAGGGAGCTTGGCGGTGAACGATTCCATCAAGACGTGGGTCGCTGAAGTCGAAGAAGCGTACGCTGACAAACGCGACATGACCGACCTGATCGCTCGGTTCACAGCCGAACCTGATGAGACCAAGATCGCGATCTGGGCAGTCCTGACGACACCCGGCATCGCCAACATCGAGTTCGCCAAGTTCGTCTACAGGCACTTCTCAAGACCCGTCCTTGCGATCTTCGGAACGGTCATCTGATGGCACTCATCCGGCCCACCTCACCGAGGCTCTTTCGCCACTACGGCAGCCCTGAACAACGTGCCCAACGAGAGGTACGGTACGGCATGGGAACCGTTCTCTGGACCTTGTTCAAGCGTTGGACGTTCACCGTCGCGCTCGGGTGGATCGTCACCCTGGTCGTTGCGTTGGTCGCTTCACCCTTTGCGTGGTGGAGCTGGAACCACGGGATCGTCCGGGCCTTCAACGCGCCCGTGATCGATTGGGGGACTGCATACTGGCTGACGCTGATGCTCGCGATGGTCACCGGCATGCTGAAGTCATCGCTGGTCGTCAACACGAGGGAGGACTGATGGACCCCAAGCAACCGGAGCCGTCGGAGCTCCAGAAGTTCGCGGGCCGGTACCCCCTCTACGTCAGGATCGGCTTCGCGCTCGTTGTCCTCTTTGGCATGGTCGGCAACTGCGCTGGCCGCCGTGAGGGCTCCCTCGTCGTCTTCATCATGGTGACGATCCTCTGGGCATGCACTCGCATCGTCCAGGAAGGGATCGACGCCTACCGGATCCTGACGCTGGCCAAGAAGCACGACAAGCAGAAGAAAGACGACGACAAAGACGAGGGCGGGTTCCCGCCCGGTCCACCCGCAGCGCCGTGAAGCCCTGGCAACACGCCAAGAACTCGGCCAAGAAGTGGGGCGGCAAGCCGGAGGACTACATCGCCCTCCACGACTGGTTCGACCAGACGAAGGCTGCATTGCCCGACATGCGGCACCGGGCGATCCTCCACTCGTCCTTCGGCATCTTCTTGTTGGAACAGCAGTTCGGCCACAACATCACCAACAGCGACGGCAAGCGCGTCAGCGTCCGTGACGTGGGTGAAGACCACGTCGTCGAAGACCTCGGCTTCATCCCGACCCTGGAGCGCTGGCTGCAGCACCTCCCCATCGAGGAGTGGATGTTGGGCAGCCTGCGGGGTACAGTACGACATGAGCGGGATCTTCAAACCGGGGCAGCTGGTTCGGGTGTGCCCGTGGATGGACGAGAAGATCGACCTGTTCAACGCCCCTGGTGGAGCCGCACCGACCGCAAACCAGCCCGAAGCAAGGCGCATCAGCTGGCTCGAAAGTGACGACGTCGCGCTGGTCATCGCCATCGAAAGACGGGATGCTGGCAGCGTCTACGTGCTGGGCCCCCACGGCGGGGGTTGGACATTCGGTGCGTACTTGCAAGTTGTCTGAGGGCGGCTGAAGGGTGTAGCGTGCAGCTCGCGGGTGGTACGGTCAGTGCATGAACCCTCCCATCCAGAAGGGCGAGCGTGTCGTCGTCAACGGCAACCCGTTGCCCTACGCGCGAGCATTCGTCGCCGATTGCGTCTACGTCCCGCACGAAGCTCGGTGGGCGATCACCCTCGAGTGGCCCAACCTGCCCCCGGAGCTGGGGACATCGCCCCAGTACAGCCGCGTCTGGGACACCGACGAGGGCAAGACCTGGTACCGCTACACCGTGACGAACTGATACGTACTGATCATGATGCACGGTGGTTTTGCTGAGCTGGATCTGGACGACTTGATCGACGAGGACCTGCCTCCCTCGACGGTGCGGACACCCGGGAGCGCGACCTTCCACGTCGAAGACAAGATGACAGCGCTGTTTGTCAGCGCCACGTGGCAGCTGGTCGCGACGGTCACCGACAACCGCGGCACCGTCACCACCATCGCTCAGTCGACTGAGCAGCCGTCGGCTCACTCTGTCGCCTTCATGCAGCGCTGGGCGCGCGCGACGATCCGTAACAACAAGAAGCAGCTACGGAAGATGGGAGTCGACGTCGAAGCCACCTACCTGAAGTGGGGCGGCATCCTCGAAGACCTCGAAGAGACCGGCTGAAAAAAGCGCAAAAAGTGTGAAACAAGTAACCGGACCGACCTAGAGTATGGTTCACGGCCCCTTCGTCTAGCGGCAAGGACGTTAGGTTCTCATCCTAAAAACACGGGTTCGAGTCCCGTAGGGGTCACCGGCGAAAGCCGAACAACAACGAAACGAGATCAGTCGTCATGATGTCGAGCATGCTACCAGTGAGGACAGTGGGCGGAGGTTGCGAAAGCACCCTCGGCGGCCGCACGTCGTCCCTCCGGAGCGTGCTGCCGTTTCGTTTGCCGACCCCCCATCGGGGTTGAAATCGGCAAGCCGGTAGAGACGCCCGGCAGAAGAGAAGATGAATCGGAGAGTCGCCTAGCGGCTATGGCGCGTGCTTTGGGTGCACGTTACCGAGGGTTCGAGTCCCTCCTCTCCGACTGGGTCACAAGGAGGTCCACTCTTCGAAGCATAGTTCAGCGGCAAGAACAACTCCTCCACACGGAGAAGATCGTGGGTTCGAGTCCCACTGCTTCGACTACAGATAACAGACTCTGCGTTCCTCAGGTTTGACGATGTCCTAACGGAATACCGGATGGCGCGTCTTGTGCGGCCCCTCTTCGGAGTGTCGGCTGACGCCAACTGAGGTGGAGACTGTGGAAAATTTGAGAATGGACTGAGTGTACAGCGTAGATGTAGTAGAGTAGAAACAGAACACAACATCGGGGCATAGCGAAGCCTGGTTTATCGCGTCTGGCTGGGGGCCAGAAGATCGCAGGTTCGAATCCTGCTGTCCCGACCATCGACCCTCCACCCGTCACGTGGCTGAAAGCAAGTCCCTGGCTCGGGGAAAGGCACTGGCACCGGAGATTGGTCAGGTCCGATGCGTGTGGAAGCGTAACGTCACTAGCGCGCCGATCAGGCAATCTCCTATTCGGAAGCGGGGTGGTGCACCGACCTACTAACGGTCAGAGCTTGGGTGCATGCGGGTAAAAGCCCGCCGCGGTGTTGAGAGCGTCTAGCTAACGCTTGAGCCGTGTGACAGAACGACGCGACTGACACGAGGTAGGTGTGAGGAGTGACATCCTCGCCGAGGCGGTTGGAGGGTCGATACTGATGCTTCGCGGGGTATTTACCCCCATGGATTCCCTCTACGAGCGAGTGGTGTTGAGGCTCCTGGCTGAGTCCAGGGTCGACACGTTTGCTCGGACAATCACGAGGAAGATCGTCCAGCTCATCATCCAACGGATCGAGAAGCTGAACGACAAGAAACGGATCACGATCGTCATCAAGAACTTGGACCCCGCATACGAGGGGTTCAACCTCAAACTGACGGCCACGCTCAAACAACGTGGTGACAACCGCGTCAACGTTGCCGGCAGCTGGACACCAGCGTTGGACGAGCTCGACGTCAACGTCTTCTTCGAGACCCGCGACGGTCTCTTCGACAAGACGCTGCTGTCGGGGCTACAACAGAAGCTGTACGACACTGTCCGACACGAGGTCGAGCACAGCACGCAGGAGAAACCTGCGAACATGTACAGCGATGAGGAAGAGGATGAAGACGAGGGAGCGCTGTGGCGTGACCTCCCAAGGCTGCAGGACTACTTCTTGTCTGACCGTGAGATTCCGGCCTTCGTTGCCGGGCTTTACCATCAGGCGAAACGCACTCGTCGACCGTTCATCAACGTCTTGGACGACAAGCTCAAGGCGTACGAACGAGTCGCGGTGCACTACAACGCAAAGAACGGACGGAAAGTGCGGCGTCTTTTCCAGACGATCCGAGACAAGTGGGTCGCATATGCGACGCAACGTTTTCCAAATGCAATCGTGAACTGATCCGCGGCGGGTGCGCTGGCGCATGAGCCCCGTCTGAAGTTGCTGGCCTGTTCGACTCAGGCGTGGGATGGCATCCCGGCATGCAAGGGGAGGCAAGGTTCGAGTCCTTGGCCGCGGTCCAATATCGGTGTGTAGCGCAGCCTGGTTTAGCGCGTCTGCTTCGGGAGCAGAAGGTCGGAGGTTCAAATCCTCTCACACCGACTATGCTAACGTCGCCCAACGGTCGGGCACCTGCATCGTAAGCAGGCCTGTGAGGGTTCGAATCCCTTCGTTAGCTCCAGGGAGTAAGTCAGCGGCAGACGGCGTGGTTCGGATCCACGAGGTCGGAGGTTCGAGTCCTCTCTCCCTGACTGTGACCGCCAACGGCTGGTCGTCTGGTTGTGACCCAGACAAGCGCGGGTTCGACTCCCGTCGGTCACCCCAATGGTGAAGTAGCTCAGCTGGTAGAGCACTGGCCTGAAAAGCCGGGTGTCGTCGGTTCGATCCCGACCTTCACCGCCCCCTCGCAGCTCGATGGTCGAGCGCCTGGCTGAAGCCCAGGAGGTGCCGGTTCGAGTCCGGCCGTGGGGACCCGGATACTTACGAACGTGAGGATCCGACTCGGTGAGCTGCGTGAGGCGATCCGTGAGGCCGCGAAGGCGGTCTACGGTTGGCCGACAGATGAGGTCGAGCACGTCTACGATGTGCCTGACAAGATGGCTGACACCCACCCCACCGACCTGGGCAACCTACGCCTCCCCAAGGGACCCAACTCTCGGGATGATGCGGAGGACAAGCCCCTCGAGGACGACCTCGATGACAGCAAACCCCCGGTGCCGAGCTACGGCAAGGAACGTGGGGTGACCTACAACAACAAGAGCAACAACGACAACGGCCGCCATGGAATGGGCGGCGGCATGTGATGTCGACGTACCCAAGAGGCCCAAGGGGCGGAGCTGCAACCTCCGTATTCGCTGGTTCGAATCCAGCCGTCGACTCCCGTCTTTCTGACGGAGTAACCGAAATGACCCCGGGCGTTTCCCGGGTGGCGGAAAGGCATACGCACCTGGCTTAAAGGCTGGGGACTGAAGTTGGGTACACAAGACGGGGCAATGCGCTTGCGAGTCTTCCAATCGGTCTGTGGGTTCGAGTCCCAGTAGGTGAAACACAAGAAGAGACGATGCTGACATGGTGTAAGTGGCATCACACCTCCTTGGTACGGAGGAATCCCGAGTCCGATTCTCGGTGTCAGCTCCAGTGTAGTATCGATTCATGTCATCACGCACCAAACAGGTGGGCGGTTCTGGCGAATTTGCTGTGATCCATCACCTGCTTCAGGAGAAGTGGGATGTGTACCGCGACGTCACTGATTCCTGCGAAGCCGATCTGATCGTCAAACGAGGCAGTCAACTTGTGACTGTTCAAGTCAAAACGGTGAGTGCGACGAAAGCAGGTTCCATCGCTATCAAGCTCTGGAAACGCCAACGTGGCAGGGGCGACATCCCGTATGTTGGTAATGAGTTCGATGTGATGGCTGTCTATGTGGTTGACAGAAGCGTCGCGATGTTCTTCGGGTTGAAAGAGTTGCTTTCTATGGGAAGCAAAGCTCACTTGATGATTCGCATGGACGAAATCACAAGAAGTGATCAACGTTCGTATCGTGACTTCACGTCATTCGAACGTTGCGTAAGACCAGTCGAGTAACAAGCCCCTGTGGCAACTCTGTGGTGAAAGCGGCAGACACACCCGGCAGAAAACCGGCGGCCTACCAAGGCGTGTGGGTTCGAATCCCGCCAGACAGGAAGTGAAAGACTATGCGGATGTAGCTCAACGGTAGAGCGCCTCGGTGCCATCGAGGAGGTTGCGGGTTCGATGCCCGTCTTCCGCTCCAAATGCGGGTGTGACAGAGAGGCACATGTGCCAGGTCGCCAGCCTGGAAACGCGGGTTCAAATCCCGCCGCCCGCTCCCAAGTAACCATCCAGCAGCTCACAGGTAGAGCACCACCCTAACCGGTGGGGGTCCGGTTCGAGTCCGGAGCAGCAGGTGAACGGCACGCTGACGTAGCTCAATGGCAGAGCACCCGCCTTGTAAGCGGAAGGTTGCGGGTTCAAGTCCCGCAGTCAGCTCCTTGCACTTCTAGCATAGGGGTTGTACGATATGCACATGAAGAACAAGCTCAAGATCGCCGCCATCGTGGTCGCAGTCGTTGTGGGTATGGTCCTGTACAAGAACCACCACGACAAGCACGCGAAGGACGACGACAAGGACACGAAACGGTCGGCCAAGTCGCGAGGCAAGGACCTTCCGAACTGAAGATGCACCCACCATGTGAGTGCGCATGGTGGGTGTAGCTCAACGGTTAGAGCGCCAGGTTGTGGCCCTGGACACGGGGGTTCGACTCCCCTCACTCACCCTGACGGTCCCATCGTCTAGAGGCCTAGGACGCCTGACTTTCAATCAGAGAACGCGGGTCCGAATCCCGCTGGGATCACCATGAACAAGCAATGGTTGTTCGCAACGTTGTTCCTCGTCGGATGCTCGTCTCCCGACAACGGACCGCCTCCCGTCATCACTGACTCTGGCGCCGATGTCCAGGACGCAGCACCCATACAAGACGCGGGACCGGATACTGTCGATGCGAACGTGTACAGGTGCGTTCCTGAGAAGCCAGACAACGTCTGCGCTAACCTCTCGAACTCATACGGCGTCGCAAACGACTGGTTGCAGTACTCGTTGAGCTGCACCGACCCGAACGTCGCAAACAACCCCGACTGGTGCATGATGTGGTCGATCGACCCCACCGTGTACTCTCCCCAGACCTGGGCCTACTGCTGCTGGAACGGCCCGGTTCCCGACTACTGAAAACTACGCCGATGTGGTGGATTTGGCAGACACGCTAGACTCAGAATCTAGTGCCCGAAAGGGCGGGCAGGTTCGACTCCTGTCATCGGCACCGTGGAGGACCAGGCGATTCGCTGCATCCATGCAGAGGAAAGTCCGGGCTGCACAGAGCAGGATTCTGGCTAACGGCCAGGCGTGGCAACACGACGGAACAGTGCAACAGAAAACAGACCGCCGATGGCTTGGGGGTACGCCCCCTTGATCAGGTAAGGGCGAAACCGAGGTGTAAGAGACCCCGACAGGGCTGGTGACAGTCCCTTGTGGCAAACCCAATCCGTAGCAAGGCAAACAGAGGACGCTTGAGGTCTGCTCGGCCGATGTTCTCGGGTTGCTGCTAGAGGTGCGTGGTAACACGCATCCCAGAGGAATGATCGCCCAACGACAGAACCCGGCTTACCGGTCCTCCGCCTCGACGGGGACCCGGGGGTAATTCCCTCGGGTCCCCACCCGTTTTTCAGCTGCCACGCTTGCGATAGTGAGCGAACGCCGGCTTGATGAGCAACCCTTCTCCCACCAGCTGCCCCAGCGCCAGGTACACTGTCGACTTCTGCTTCTTGGCCTTGAGGGCCTTGATGATGGCTTCGGCCTTCCTCTCGCGCCCATCGCCCATCAGGGCCATGATGCGGTCCTTGAAGTCGTCGGTCAACGTCGGTTCTTTCGGGAACGAAGGCGGCGCCGGTGGGACGATGGTCCGCGCAGTGTCCAGCACGGGCAACGTAGCGAGTGACGACGACGCGAGGTTCGGCTGCTTGATCATGGTGAGCAGCAACCGGGTGGTGTCTGACTCGTCCATGTGGACGACGAGCTCGCGGAGCTCAGTCATCGCTTCGTCTCGTTTGGTCTCGTAGTTGATGACATCGGAGGCCAGCTTGTAGATGCGTTCGATGTTGGGCCGAGCAGGAGCGACTTCGACCGGTGCCGGGACCAAGCTGGTCCGTGACACCGTCAAAGCCTTCCCGTTGGTCCCATTGGTGTGGTTTTCCATGGCTAGCACCTTACCACAAGTCGTCTCGAAATGGAAACCGGTCCCATGAGGCACACAAGCCTTCTCGCGAAGGCATTTTGCCCCTGTAGCTCAGCGGAATCAGAGCAAGCGCCTTCGAAGCGCAAGGTCACAGGTTCGAATCCTGTCAGGGGTACTTCAGTAGGGGGTCCGTACATCGGACAGAGATAGCGCTGTTGCCCGCCGAGCGTCCCCGATAGCGAGCCCAATGCACGCCTGGTGGAACAGGCAGACACAGCAGCTTTAGAAGCTGCCGCGCAAGCGTGAGGGTTCGATTCCCTCGGCGTGCACCCAGCGATCAGTAACTACGCTGCCAAGGCTCGGCAGTGGGTCGCTCCAGCGCCAGGAGAGCGGGGAGCGGGAGGTGAAGCTTCGTTGGGTACGCCGGGATGGCTCAGCGGCAACAGCACCTGTTTCATAAGCAGGCAACCGTGGGTTCGAGTCCCACTCCCGGTACTGAGAGTGCACCCGATTTTGCACGGGTGGTAAGGTTGGTTCCATGGCAGACGGAACACTGACACATGTCCAGGCCCTCAAGGAGGGCAAGACGGTCAAATTCAGGCCGCAGGGCGGCAGCATGGTGCCCATCATCCAGAGTGGCCAACTGGTCACTGTCGAACCTCTCAACGGGCGGACACCTGAGGTGGGGGACGCAGTGCTGTGCAAGGTCAACGGTCGCCGGTACCTGCACAAGGTCACTGCCATCGGCAGCGATGGGCGTTACCAGATCAGCAGCAACCATGGCCACGTCAACGGTTGGACGACGTTGGCCAACATCTACGGCATCCTGACTCAGGTCGAACCATGAAAGAGATCTTCGTCTATAGCCGCTACGCTGCCGAGGCAATGCAGCCGCACGAGGAACCTCACATCATCGTGTCGATCAACTGTCCAGGTGATCCGCCAGCTCGCATCAAGCAGACTCGCGCGCAGCTGGGCCGCGTCAACCTCTTCGTCTGGGACATCGACCAGAAGGTCCCCGGCGTGGAGTTCCTGTGGGAGGGCAAGCTCCACAAGATGGAAGAGATCCCAGAGGAGGAGCTGTTCCAGCCGGCTCACGCGAAAGCAATCATCGACCTGGTCGAAGCTCACCCCGAAGCAGAACACATCATCGTGCACTGCACCGCCGGCAAAAGCCGGTCGGCTGGAGTCGCGGCGGCGCTTCACAAGGTCCTCAACGGCAGCGACGAGCCGATCTTCGGCAACGCTCGTTACCGTCCCAACATGCGTGTCTACCGCATGGTCCTGGAGGAATGGTACAGCAGACACCCAATGGAGTGAACATGGAAACGGTCATCATCGAGATCAGGGCCGCTGAGGGCGGCGACGACGCAAAGCTCCTCGTCAAGGAGCAGCTCCGTGCGTATGCCAATGTGGCAGCGCGGAGGGGTCTTTGACACCGAACTGATCGACGAGCGACCGGGCATGGTCACCGTCGCCTTCAGCGGTGACGGGGCCAAACGAACATTCCAGAACGAGAGCGGCGGTCACCGCTGGCAACGGATCCCTCCCACCGAGAAGCGTGGGCGCGTCCAGACCAGCACGGTGACCGTTGCTGTCTTCGATCCTGACATCCCCGTCGGCAAGCCGCTGACGTACCAGGACGTCGACATCGCCACTGCGCGTGGCTCGGGTCCAGGCGGCCAGAACCGCAACAAGACCGAGTCCTGCGTCATCGTCACCCACAAGGCGACGGGCTTGCAGGTCCGCATCGACAACGAGCGGTCCCAAAGCCAGAACAAGGCGATGGCCATGAAGGTGCTCGCTGCCAGGCTGTACGAAGCCGAACGCGAGAAGGCCCGCCAGACCAAGGAAACCGAACGAAAACAGCAGGTTGGGACCGGCCAACGGGGTGACAAGGTCCGCACCTACCGGACCCAGGACGACCAGGTGACTGACCACCGTACGGGAGTGAAAGTCCGGCTGCAATCGTGGTACAATGGAGACTGGGACTGATGGCACAAGCACGAAGGACAGGCGGCATCCGGCGGGCGAAACCCGAACGTCGTTACCACGACCGGCGGGACTCCAGCGAGCGGCGTCAGCTGCCCGCTGAGAAGTACGTCCACAAGATCCTGGTCACGGGTGACCGTGAGTGGGATGATATCCCGCGTGTCGTCGCTGAGCTGAAGGGCTACAGGCCCGGGACCATCCTCGTGCACGGAGCGTGTCGCGGTGCGGACATCATCTGCGCCGCGGTCGCCGAGGCGCTGAGGTTCGAGGTCCGGGCCTACCCGGCCGACTGGGAAAAGCACGGGCGCGCAGCGGGTCCTATTCGCAACCGCCAGATGCTGACCGAAGAGAACAAGCCGGAAGAGCCCATCGACCTGGTGCTGGCGTTCCACAACAACATCGAGAAGTCGAAGGGGACGGCTGACATGCTCGACTGCGTTGACGCAGCTGGGCTGGCTTGGAAGCTGTGCACCTCCAGCGACCAGCAAAAAGATCCCGTGAAACCGCCCACCGAGCCGGCGAGCGGCTGAGACGCGCGGTGTACACCGCTAAATGCGTGTACACGCCATCACAAGTGTCCTAGAGTCCGGACCATCATGGACCTAGCCACAGCCGCTCTGATTTTCGCGACGCAACTGATGGACAAGACCACCAACCCCGGGTTGGAGTACGATCGCTTGACGATGGCAGCAACTGTCGCCGGGATCGTCAAGGTCACGTCAGACCCGCAGCAGGTGGAGACGCTGATCAAGATCGCCCGGTGGGAAAGCGGGGGCTTCCGGAAAGACGTCGCCTCCTGCAAGGTCAAGGGCGACCACGGCATGGCCTTGGGCCTCTTCCAGGTCCACCCGATCAGCCACCAGGAAGCGTTGGACCTGTGCTCCGACGACTACTCCAAGCAGGCCGCCGTTGCATTGGCTCACGTCAACGACAGCGTTCGCTATTGCAAGATGGCTGGCTACTCCGGCAGCAACCTGCTGACGATCTACACGCACGGTCACTGTCACCGTTCGAAGGACAACGTGGCCTGGCTGCGGTGGGGCGACGGCAAAGCGATCCAGAAGATCCTCGACGCTGCGCCCCAGGAAGAAGTGGTGATGGAATGAGCGACGACAAGCAGCAACCGCAGGTGCCCAGCGAGGTGCCTGCCGTCATCGATTCGTTCAGGGGAGACTTCGGCTTCCTCAGCAACTTCCATGAGGCATCGATCTGGATCGACGGCGAGCGGTACCCCTCGGTCGAGCACGCGTACCAGGCAGCCAAGACGCTGGACCCGATGACGAGGAAGCTGATCCGAGAAGCTGCGCGCCCCGGCGATGCCAAGAAGCTGGGCAAGGCTGTCCAGCTGCGCCCCGATTGGGAGCAGGTCAAGATCGACCTGATGCGCAAGTTCGTCAGAGAGAAGTTCAAGAACCCGTTGCTCCGAGCGATGCTCGTCGCGACGGAAGACGCGGTGCTGGTCGAGGGCAACACCTGGAACGACACGTTCTGGGGCGTCTGCCGCGGCCGGGGACAGAACTGGCTCGGCCGGATCCTCATGGAAGTCCGCGAGGAATGCAAAAAGCAAGACGGGTGAGTACAGTCTGAACGTGTTCAAGTTCAGCCGTCTTCGCGAGGGGGTCTACGAGCTCCGGTTCAACAGCCAGTACGACATGTGCATGACCTTCATGCGCTACCAGGAGTTCTACGAGAGCCCCCGGTACCATGACCGCAAGTTCACATGGGCCGAGTTCATGGCCTGGTACACGCGGGAACAGAGCAAGGACGGCACCTTCTCGTACATGTCCGACTGGGGCGGCTTCAACATCCCAGTCGAGGTCGTCGGCCAGGTCATCAGCATGGGCATCGACGACCCGAACCACTACGACATGCTGATGATGTCGATCTACAAGATCATCACCGCAGAGTGTGACCGGGCCTACCTGATCGGCGTCGTCGACGGCGGCGGCCTCGACAGGCACGAGATGACACACGCCATGTACTACCTCGATGACGAGTATGCACGCAAGTGTCAGGTCGTCATGATCGAGACCGACCCCGACCTCATCCAGGGGCTCCGTGAGGTGCTGTTTGCCAAGGGCTACACCGAGAAGACGCTCTACGACGAGATCCAGGCCTACCTGACGGACGACAGCAAGCTGTTCAAGGACACCGATCGAGCGGCCGAGTTCGAAGAGCGCTACAACAAGCTGCAGGACCGGCTGAAGGCCATCCACGACCAGCACTACCCCAATTTCATCAAAGACATTTCTCCCCATAGCTCAATGGACAGAGCGTCCGTCTCCTAAGCGGAAGGTTGTCGGTTCAAGTCCGACTGGGGAGGCTTTCTCACCGTAGCTCAATGGATAGAGCGCACGCCTCCGAAGCGTGAGGTTGCGGGTTCGAGTCCCGCCGGTGAGGCCGCCCCTGTGGCTGAACGGACATAGGCGTCCGCCTTCTAAGCGGAACAACGCGGGTTCGAATCCCGCCAGGGGTACAAGGTGATCGACTGAGGGTAGGGTTGCACCATGGCAACCAAGAAGACACACCCGGTCGTGCTGCAGGAGTGGGAAGAGAGCGAACGAGGCTGGGGCTGCAGGCCCGACGGAGGTTCGCTTCACATCAATTCCGCCGCTCTCGAAGCATTCACCAAAGCATATTGGGACAAGATGCCCAAAGAGGTCCCGGATGAGTACAGCCGGCCCTGCGGCTCTCCCCAGATCGTTGACGTCGACACCAAGACGTACAACCGCGTGAAGAAGAGCGGCAACGGCACCTGGATCAGCAACGAGGAAGTCAGAACGCTCCTGAAGAAGGGCCGTTGAAATCTGCGCCTCAGCATGGTACGATGCCTCCACACCCAAAGAGGGTAAGGAGAAACACTGCATGCGAAGAACTCTTGTGACATCCGTCCTCGCCATGGGGGTGCTGCTCGCATCCTCCCCGGCGTTTGCTGACGGCCCCGACCTCACGCTCCGGCTCGAACCCGGCGTCGCGATCCCGCTCACGCAGCCCCAGTCGGACCGGTTCAACCCCGGTGGCGCTCTCGCCCTGAAGCCGACCTTGGGCTTGCTCCCCTGGCTCGACGCGAACCTGACGGTGTCAGGCGTCGTCCTGCCGTCACGTCTTTCGGGCGTCAATGCCGGCGGTGCTTACGGCGGCGGTCTCGGCCTCCGCGTCAAGCGGCCGCACGATGACTCTAACACCGGCAGCGGTTTCACCGCAGTCAGCCCGTGGATCGATGGAGACGTGCAGCTCATCGGCACGGGCCCGCTGGCTCGCATGGCGACGTCTGTCGGCGTCGGTGCCAGCGTACCGACCAGCGATGATCGCAACGTCTGGCTCGGGCCGTTCGTCCGGTACCAGCAGTACGTCGAGAGCACGACCAGCATCGACAACTACGACACTCGTGACGCTCGGGTCCTGATCGTCGGCCTCGAGATCGAGCTCGGCCCCCGACACACCAAGCCCGTCGCGGAGCCCCCGCCGCCCGCTCCTCCTCCCGTCGTGGAAGAGAAGAAGGTGACGCCTCCTCCCCCGCCTCCCCCGCCGCCTCCGGCGGTCGTCGCGGAACCTGCGGAGATCACCGTGGTCATTCCGTTCAACTTCGACTCGGCGGTGCCGCTCGTCACTGACGACGGCCTTGCGGCAATCGCTCGCAAGATGCTCGATCACCCGGGATGGTCGGTCGAGGTCGATGGCCACGCGTCC